CTGTCAAGGTGATTGATGAAGTCCTGAATGCTGAGCCTGTGCTTTATGCCGCTGAGGAAACTCTGGCTTATGCAAAGATGGGTGAGCTTCACCTTAAGTGCCTGTCTCAGCCAATGGGATATGCGGTAATTCCACTCTACACTACCCCGCCAGCGCAGGTAGTGCCGGAGAATTGCGTAACAGCAGAACACCGTCGCGTTATTGAAATGCTGCTCAATGTTTGCGGGGCCGCATTCGAACTCGCAGATGATAGCTGTCAGCAAGATGTTGATGGCGAAGAGTGCCACGTTGTTCCAGACGACGCATTTCAGAAGCTAAGTGATGCGCTGGACGAAATAGAAAACACTCTCCCGACAGAAGATGTCGACAGGCCAGACGTATTTCTTGCCTGGTCGGCAATGCCAAGGGCAGCGCTGAAATCTATTCTCCAGGTTGGCAACTCTCCGGTATCTCCGGATTGTTGGATTCCGGTAAGCGAGCGGATGCCGCCAAATAAACCGGGTAGCTATGAATACATCGTATTTGACAGCTTAAACAATAAAGCCCATCACGATTACTGGAATGTTCCGGACGGCTCTTGTGATGAATTTACGCCATTCTGGAATCATTATGGAAATTATGTAACCCACTGGATGCCACTGCCATCCGCCCCGCAGGAGGTGAAGTCGTGAGCAAGCACATCATCAAATATGACTATCGTGACGGGGTAAAGCTTGCAAAGCATGAAATAGAGACGTGGTGCGGGAATGCTCCACAATTTTCAGACTGGCTGTTTCAGGATGCTCAGCATGCGCTATTGAGCATTGAGCAGGGATCTCTGCTTGTTCCTTGCAGGAATTGTCTGGCTGCAATCATCAAAACGGCGCAGGAGGTGAAGTGATTGCAAATCGACCTGGTTAAACACCCGGGCGGCGTATTCTCTCCAGCAAACGAAACAGACCTCGAACGACTCCAGCGATTCAAAAACGGCGAAACCTACGTAGCCGAAATTAAACTCACACGTAATCCCTCGCATCATCGCAAAGCCTTTGCATTCTTCCAGTTCTGTTATGACCACTGGACATCAGAAAACACTGGTTACGAATGCTCAGACGAACACACGCAGAAAGAAGAGTTCAGGAAGAATTTAACCATTCTCGCCGGATTCTATGACGTGGTTACGACGATACGCGGGGAAACAAAAGTGAGGGCCAAGAGCCTGGCATTCGCATCAATGGATCAGGAAGAGTTCGAGCGCTGTTACAGCTCGCTGATTAACGCCGCCATCAAACACGTATTCGCCGGGACAACCGACCCGGCAATACTCAACCGATTACAGTCATTCTTCTGAGGGGGATACATGGCTGATTTACGCAAAGCTGCACGAGGCCGCGAGTGCCAGGTGCGCATCCCGGGCGTATGTAATGGAAACCCTGAAACAACAATCCTTGCTCATATTCGTCTTGCTGGACTATGCGGTACCGGTATTAAGCCGCCAGACCTGATCGCCACAGTGGCATGCAGCCGGTGTCACGACGAGATAGACAGGCGAACTCATCTGGTTGATGCGGAGTATGCGAAAGAGTGCGCTCTGGAAGGAATGGCGCGAACGCAGGTTATGTGGCTGAAAGAGGGATTAGTGAAGATATGAACGAATATCGAATTAGCCTGGCGTGGCCTCCAAGCAATAACAGGTATTACAGGCACAACAGGGGAAGAACGCACATCAGCACCGAGGGTAAGGCGTACCGCGATCTGGTAGCAGAAGTCATCAAGTCAGAGATGCTCGACATTGGCGTGACTTGTCCACTGAAGGTTCGCATTGAATGCCACATGCCGGATCGCCGTCGTCGCGACCTGGACAACCTGCAAAAAGCAGCATTCGATGCGCTGACTAAAGCTGGTTTCTGGATGGATGACGTTCAGGTTGTGGATTACCGAGTGGTGAAAATGCCGATCGTCAAAGGTGGCCGCCTTGAGCTGACGATTACTGAACTGGAGGAAGCATGACATTCGAATCCTACTTTGCTGATCACCTTCGTCTGCGCTGGACTCGGTTACGCATCTATCGTCACCCAGGTTCATTTGCTACGGACTACCGAATTTTACGCAATTACATCAGTCGCTATAAACCATCAGGAGCAGAAGCATGAATCTCGAAAATGCAGTGAAATATCACTTTGCGAAGTCAACGATGATTAGCGACTCTCCGCGCGCCACGGCGTCAGACTCTTTGACCGGAACTGACATCATGGCGGCAATTGGCATGACACAAACACGCGCCGCTCTCGGGTTTAGCGCTTTCCTCGGAAAGATGGATATCAGCGACTATGACCGCGACCGGGCGATCGGACTTTTAACTCAATATGCAATGGAGCAGTGCGACAAGGTTGCAGCCTTACGCAAGCTCGAGACAGATATTAAGCTGAAAGTGATGCAAGTTCTCGCAACGTTCGCATTTGCTGACTACGCACGCAGTGCCGCCAGCACCAGAACGTGCGACTGTTGCCAGGGCAATAAATTCGTCGAAGCACAGGTGATGACGATGAAGCATATCGGCAGACCTAATCTGGAGGAAAGGCGGGAAACGGTTAGGGTGCTTTGCCACAAATGCAAAGGGAAGGGCGTGCTGACCAATGCTTGCCAGTGCAATGGGAAGGGCATGGTGCTGGACAAAGAGAAAACTATTCTACAAGGCGGCGTACCGGTCTATAAAACGTGCAGACGGTGCAATGGGCGTGGATATGCCAGATTGCTACCGGATAGCGTCCGTAAATATATCTGCGCGACGGTGATGGATATTCCTGAAACAACGTGGCGCAGGTCTTACAGAGATTTCTTCGAAAGCCTGGTAGGTGAGTGCATTAAACAGGAGGAATACGCAAACCGGATGTTGAACAAAGTCACACAGTAGTGAGTATTTTCTATGAAATAGGATTTATCTAGAAAATTACACTTTACAAAGTGGCGATTTTTGTTTAATCTCGACTCTAACGATGGGTTACTGACTTCGTTGGCGGTGAGATAAGCGAGGCGGCGCTCACCACTGAACCGCCTAGTTGGCATCTTCGACGCATCGTCTGGTACTCCAACCATCGCAGGCTGAGAGGTTTGCAAAAGTCTTGGCAGTACTGGTTGCGAGAGTGACCATAGAAGCCCCGAGCTAATAGCTCGGGGCTTTTTTATTGATGAAATCTGGTAAGGGCGCTGAAAACCCATAAGCACCATACGAGCGCTAGAGGACGGTGGCATCGCAGTGCTCTTTCCAGTTTTCGTCAACGTTAGCGACTTTGCGGTGATTTAGAAACTGACCACAAAAATAAATGCAAACGATGATCAATTCCTGGCAGTAGCTTAACGGCTAAACACCAGTGAGGTCTTCCGATTCCTCATCAACGAATTCGGCGCACTGGCCCGGTGTGATTAATAACGGGCGCACAACAGATAATTGCATTGGGGTGACCGGTTAATCCCGTTACGCTAACCGAAACAGGCGCAGTGCAATTATCGTTGTGGTGAATGCGCAGGCTGATGCGCGTGTTCAATAGCTTGTCTTCCCAAGTCCCGAAGGGTGCGAAGTATCCATGATCAGGAAAAAAGCATTAATTGAGGGCTGTTTCTGCGAGTTGATATGTTTGTTAGGGATTTAGTCACCCTGCGGGCATTGAGGCGTAGATAGGGCGGGGAATGGTGACTCCATGTATTAGACAATGCCGGAGTTCAGTACCGGCCACCACATACCAAATTCCTACCAGGACCATAAGAGCGAAAGCTCAACGCACTACCCTCATCTTGCCAGCCGCGCCGCTGGCTTTTTTCGAGCGCATTACCACCAAGAACCAGACCCAACCAACTTATTGCTGAATATCTGTGGCTACGGTGGTTTAGTGCGCTTCAAAAAAGAAAACCCAGCACATGGCTGGGCTTCGTGAAAATGGGCGGCAAGAGGACTGCGCTAACAGCCTCTTGCCTGATCTGCTCATGCCTTATGTCACGAACAAACCACGTTACCCAAAAATGTATCCTGGATTTGTTCAAGCGACCATCATCCCTATTCCTAATTTGAACAGATCCCCATCTAGTCTGGTTGGGGGCAGAGCATGATCCGTATGGATAAAATCAGAGAATGGCTCAGTTACTGGTTTGGAGGCCTAACAACTATGGGTGGCGTTCTTTCCCTTAACGACTGGGCAGTAATTATTGGCATCACCTGCACCATAGGCACATTTGGTGTCAATTGGTACTACAAACGCAAAGAGCGAGAGGATCGGCTAAATGGCAATGTCTCCGGCGCTCAGAAATAGCATTATCGCCGCACTCGGAACCGGGGCTGTTAGTATTGCCACGGTAATGGTATCTGGCAAGACTGGACTCGAAGGCCGTGAGCATTACCCATACAAAGACGTAGTTGGTATTGTCACCGTATGCGATGGTCACACTGGAAGCGATATCATCTGGGGTAAATATTACTCCGACAAAGAGTGTGACGCGCTAACGCGGAAAGACATGATGCGTATAGCCGATCAGGTTGATCCGCATATCAAAGTGCAGACATCTGAAACCCAGCGAGCAGCAATCTACAGCTTTGCTTACAACGTCGGCGCTACCGCCACCATCAACTCCACTCTGCTGAAGAAACTCAACGCCAAAGACTACTCCGGAGCATGCTCTGAGCTTAAGCGTTGGGTATATGCCGGTGGCAAGAAGTGGAAAGGCCTGATGAACCGGCGCGACGTTGAATATGAGGTTTGCACCTGGAGCCAGAAATGAGCAGGTTAACCGCAATCATCATTGCTGTTGTCGTCTGCATCATTGTATCGCTTGGCTGGGCCGTTAATCACTACCGCGACAACGCCGCCCAATTCAAGAAGCAGCGCGATGAGAAAACTCAGGCTCTGAATCTGGCTAACGCCACTATCACCGACATGACAACCCGGCAGCGCGATGTTGCTGCGCTCGATGCCAAATACACGAAGGAATTGTCCGATGCGAAAAAAACCATTAACGATTTGCGTCGGGATGTCGATTCTGGCGCTAAACGGCTGCGCCTCGCCGCAACCTGCCCTGGAGTGTCAAAAGCCACCTCCGCCCCCGGCATGGATGATGCAGGAGCCCCCGAACTTACTCCAGACGCTCGACGGAATTATTTCGATCACCGGGACGGAATCGAAACCGTTAACAAAATGATTCACGGCATGCAGGAATACATCGATACGCAGTGCCTGAGGTAATCGATGAAATTCATCAAAAGATTATTTTGTAAACATCAATATCGACTCTACCGAACAATACATGGCGATGAGGCGAATTACGCTCGATCAGAGTGGCGTTGTAAGCTATGTGATAAGCATCGATATAGTCAGAGTCTGGATAAAATGGACTGAGCATGAGAAAGCGAGAGCGCGAAGTAACATTGCTCTACGGATTATCACTCATACGCGATGACGTTCTCGCCCATCCAGAGAAAAAGCTAACGCTTACTGACAGAATCATCACCTTCACTCACCACTTCTTCTACATCGCATCTGCGCTTGTTATCGCAGCGTCAGGATTCGCATTCTTCATCTGGACATCGACATTTCTGTAAGTCGATGCAACACAACAACCGGAGCCAACAATGGCAGAGATTACCTCATTGACAGAATTACAGCAGATGAACCTCGATATCCTTCGTCTGGTGCAGAGTGATACCGCAGCAGCAGAAAAGGCGATTACCTTCGTTAACGGCAGCAAGCTGAACTTTGAGCTATTCAAAGACCAACTGGTACTGGCTTCCGGTGAAGGTACCGCGCTGGCTCGTGCTGAGAAGGCAATTCGAGAAGCCAAAGAAGCGCTGGACCTGTTCACTACCGGAGCATAACCATGGCAAAGACGAAGTGGCCTAAACTTCCTCGGTTCTTCGTGCCATTGTTTCATAGCGCCAACGTATACCTATGTCGGTCAAAAGAAGAATGGGATCAGGCATGTATCCATCTTGGTGTGGATGGCGGAGGAAATGAGCTGCTTGCAGGTGCTGCTCAGACATATCTCAATACCGAAACTGGAGAGAATCTTTACCTGATCGGTATATTCAATGGCGATACTGCTACGTTGGTCCATGAGTGCGCCCACGTCACATTCTATGTGTGTCGAGATGTAGGCGTTACTACATATCCAGGTGACGCTAACGAAACCTACTGCTACATGCTTGATCGCATGTTCAGCCACTTCCTGCCATTCATTAAGGAGCAGCAAGATGCCGCTTAAAAAAGGTCGAAGCAAAAAAGTTATCGGTGAGAACATCGCAACCGAAATCAAGTCTGGAAAGAAACCTGACCAGGCGATCGCAATCGCTATGAGTAAGGCCGGCAAGAAGAAACCATCACCAACAAATAATCCTTCAAAGCCTGACGGCATCCGCGGCAAGAAGAAACCGAAAGGAAAATAATTATGGCAGCGCCAAAGGGTAACCGATTTTGGGAGGCCCGCAGCAGTCATGGGCGAAACCCGAAATTCGAATCGCCTGAGGCGCTGTGGGCTGCGTGTTGCGAATACTTCGAATGGGTTGAGGCCAATCCATTGTATGAAGTGAAGGCATTTGCATTTCAGGGGGTGGTAACGCAAGAGTCATTGCCAAAGATTAGAGCTATGACTATCTCTGGTCTTTGTATCTTCCTCGACATTACCCGGCAAACGTGGGGAACCTTCCGCGCAATGGAAGGCTTTTCTGACATCACCACGCGAGCAGAAGAGATTATCTACGACCAGAAATTCTCTGGCGCAGCCGCTGACCTGCTAAACGCCAACATCATCGCCCGTGACTTGGGCCTCAAAGAGCAGTCGCAAGTTGAAGACGTGACACCTGATAAGGGAGATCGCGATAAGCGCCGCTCTCGTATTCAGGAGTTACTGAGCCGTGGAAAACGAAGCGATTCTTGATGACCTGACGGAAGACGAGCAGATAGAACTGCTTGAGCTTCTGGAGGAAGAGGAGCGGTACCGGGAAACTCACCTGCTGTATGAGTTCACTCCCTACGGAAAACAGCGAGAGTTTATCAATGCCGGATCTGATTATCCTGAGCGTTGCTTCATGGCCGGCAACCAGTTGGGAAAATCCTACACTGGCGGAGCAGAGGTGGCATTCCATCTCACCGGTCGCTATCCCGGCACGAAAGGTTATCCGAGTGATGGTGCATACGGCGAAGATTGGGGTGGTAAACGCTTCTATGAGCCTGTCGTATTCTGGGTTGGTGGTGAGACTAACGAAACAGTCACCAAGACGACACAGCGCATCCTGTGCGGACGTATCGAGGAGAATGATGAGCCTGGCTACGGGTCAATCCCGAAAGAGGACATCATCAGCTGGAAGAAATCACCATTCTTCCCGAACCTCGTTGATCACCTGCTGGTTAAACACCACAATGCTGATGGCGTAGAAGACGGAATATCCATCTGTTACTTCAAGCCGTACTCGCAGGGCCGTGCAAGATGGCAGGGAGACACAATTCATGGCGTCTGGTTCGATGAGGAGCCACCATACAGCATCTATGGCGAAGGCCTGACCCGTACCAACAAATACGGGCAGTTCTCAATGCTGACGTTTACCCCGCTGATGGGGATGTCAGACGTCGTTACCAAATTCCTGAAGAACCCAAGCAAGGCGCAGAAGGTTGTCACCATGACAATCTACGATGCTGACCACTACAGCGATGAGCAGAAAGAGCAGATCGTCGCCTCTTATCCTGAGCATGAACGTGAAGCGCGTGCTCGTGGTATCCCGACAATGGGTAGCGGTCGAATCTTTCAGATACCTGAAGAAACCATTAAGTGCCAGCCGTTTGAATGCCCTGACCACTTCTACGTTATCAACGCAATGGACTTTGGTTGGGATCACCCTCAGGCGCAGATTCAGCTGTGGTGGGATAAGGACGCAGACACCATCTATGTCGCTCGCGTATGGAAGAAGAAAGAGCACACCGCTGTGCAGGCGTGGGGCGCTGTCAAAGCATGGGCACAGAAGATACCCACTGCATGGCCACACGATGGTAATCAGCACGAGAAGGGCGGTGGTGAGCAACTGAAAGGTCAGTACGCCGACGCAGGATTCATGATGCTTCCTGAGCATGCAACGTGGCCCGATGGTGGTAACGCCGTTGAGCCAGGAATCACCGAGTTGCGCGATATGATGCTCGATGGCCGGTTCAAAGTGTTCAACACTTGTGAGCAATTCTTCGAAGAGTTCCGCCTGTATCACCGAGATGAAAACGGGAAGATCGTCAAGCTAAACGATGACGTTCTTTCAGCCGTGCGCTACGGCTACATGATGCGGCGCTTTGCCAAACTGATGCGCGACATTAAAAAACCGAAAGACAAAAAAATCCCCGCACCGATTAGACCAGTTTCCAGAGGACGATAATGGCTGACAACGAAAACAGGCTGGAAAGCATCCTGAGCCGCTTCGATGCGGACTGGACAGCCGGAGATGAAGCCAGAACCGAGGCGAAGAACGACCTGTTTTTTAGTCGGGTGAGCCAATGGGATGGCTGGTTAAATCAATACACAACATTGCAGTACCGTGGGCAGTTCGACGTTGTGCGCCCGGTAGTGCGTAAACTGGTCGCAGAAATGCGCCAGAACCCGATTGATGTTCTCTACCGACCTAAAGACGGAGCAAGCCCTGATGCAGCCGATACGCTGATGGGGATGTACCGCACTGACATGCAGAATAACGCATCGAAGATAGCGGTAAACATTGCTGTACGTGAACAGATTGAATGCGGCGTAGGGCACTGGCGGCGCGTAACACGATACGAAGATCAGAGTCCTACAAGCAACAACCAGATTGTACTGCGCGAGCCAATTCACTCTTCATGCTCAAGCGTGGTGTGGGACAGCAACAGCAAGCAGATGGACAAGTCTGATGCTAGACACTGCACGCTGATCCACTCAATGAGTCGTGATGGTTGGAAGAACTTTGCAGAAGAGCATGGTCTTGATGAGAGCATCATCCCATCATTCCAGAGTCCCAACGATTGGGTATTCCCATGGCTTACTCAGGACACCATTCACGTAGCTGAGTTCTACGAGGTGGAGAAGAAGAAAGAAACTGTTTACATCTATCAGGATCCGTTAACTGGTGTGCCGGTTGCTTACTACAAGCGCGACATCAAAGACGTTATCGATGACCTAGCTGATAAAGGAATGGTCAAGGTAGCAGAGCGCAAGGTTGAACGCTGCCGGGTGTACAAGTCCATTGTAACCTGCACCGACATTCTGAAAGACCGACAACTCATTGCCGGCGAGCACATCCCGATCGTACCGGTATTCGGTGAATGGGGATTTGTCGAAAGAAAAGAGGTGTATGAAGGGATTGTACGCCTGACGAAAGACGGACAGCGACTGCGCAACATGATTATGTCGTTCAATGCTGACATAGTCGCCAGAACACCCCGTAAAAAGCCAACGTATTATCCTGAACAGATCGCCGGGTACGAGCATATGTACGACGGCAACGATGACTATCCGTATTACCTTCAGAACAGAACCGATGAAAACGGTAACGATCTTCCGCTTGGCGCTATTGCCTACATGGAAAACCCTGAAGTGCCGCAGGCCAACGCCTACATGCTTGAGGCTGCTACCTCAGCAGTGAAAGAGGTTGCTACGCTTGGCGTGGATGCTGAAGCTGTGAATGGTGGACAGGTTGCCTTCGAGACAGTCAATCAGCTGAACATGCGGTCAGATCTGGAGACGTTCGTATTCCAGGACAACTTAGCCACTGCGATGCGCCGTGATGGGGAGATTTATCAGTCAATCGTCAATGATATCTACGACATTCCCCGCACGGTTACCATCACGCTTGAAGACGGAACGGAAAAAGAAGTTCAGTTGATGACTGAAGTAGTCGATCTGGCTACTGGTGAAACCACCGTACTGAACGACATCAGGGGACGTTATGAGTGCTACACCTATGTTGGCCCATCCTTCCAGTCGATGAAGCAGCAGAACCGCGCTGAGATTCTTGAATTGCTCGGCAAGACTCCGCAGGGTACTCCGGAATATCAGTTGCTGTTACTGCAATACTTCACGCTTCTGGATGGTAAAGGCGTTGAGATGATGCGCGACTACGCCAATAAGCAGCTTGTTCTGATGGGCGCTAAGAAACCTGAAACCCCTGAAGAACAGCAGTGGTTGATGGAGGCTCAGCAGCAACCTCAGCAGCCTTCGGCAGAGCAATTGCAGGCTCAGGGCGTATTGCTTACTGGTCAGGCCAATCTGCTCAATGCGCAGGTTAAACAGCAGCAGTTGCAGGTTGATGCCGCCAAGGTTGAGAGCGCTAACCAACTTAACCAGGCGAAGATCGCCGAAATCTTCAACAACATGGATCTCGACAAGCAAGCAGCATTCCGCGAGTTCCTCGACCTCATGCAACGGGCGCAGAACGAAAGCGCCGCCGATGCTCGAGCTAACGCAGAGTTACTTCTCAAAGGTGATAGCCAGGCGCACCAGAAGCGAATGGACATCACTAACATCCTGCAATCGCAGAGACAAAACACACCTTCCGGCAGCGTAGCCGAGAATCCTCAATAAGAGAGAGTTAATCATGCAAGACACCATCAATATTCAGGAAACTGAAGGCTTAAACACGTCCGGCAATCAAGCAGCGGCATCTGCTGATGGCTCTGTTGTCGATAATGCCAACGACAACGCAGGGCATGGAGAAGGCTTCGAGATCGTCCTGAAAGACGATGAGGTAAAACCAAAGCAAGACCCGGAAACTAACGCGCGATTTGCGGCCAAGCGACTGGAGCGCAAGCGTCAACGTGAGCTTGAGCAACAGGCGGAAGCAGTAAAACGCGGTGAATTGCCGGAGAACTTACGGGTTAACCCGGAGTTACCTCCTCAGCCTAACGCCAGTGACTATTTCTCTGATGAAGCTTTAGAGAAATATGGCTGGGATACCAATCGTGCGCAGGCTGCTTTCACGCAGGCTAACAACGAATGGCTAATCAAGGCGCAGGATGCCCGAAGCAACGCTGTGGCTGAGCAAGGGCGCAGAACTCAGGACTTTACCCAGCAATCAGCGCAACACGTCGAAGCTGCCCGTAAGCATTATGACGCGGCGGAGAAGCTCAACATTCCTGACTATCAGGAAAAAGAAGATGCGTTTATGCAGATCGTTCCGGCACCGGTGGCGACTGACATCATGCGCCTATTCCCTGAGAAATCCGCCGCGCTCATGTATCACCTTGGGGCCAACCCCGAGAAAGCCCGCCAGTTACTGGCGATGGACGGGCAGTCCGCGCTGATTGAACTCACTCGACTCTCAGAACGCTTAACTCTCAAGCCTCGCGGCCAACAGGTCTCGTCCGCTCCCCCTGCAGATCAATCCCTCACTGGCGATGTGTCGGCGGCTAACGTCGATGCGATGCGCAAAGCCATGGATGCAGCATCAAGCAAGGGTGATGTAGAGACCTATCGCAAGCTAAAGGCAAAACTTAAAGGAATTCGATAATGGCATTGAACGAAGGTCAAATCGTTACGCTGGCAGTGGATGAAATCATTGAAACCATTACCAGCCTGACACCAATGGCGCAGAAGGCAGGCAAATACACGCCTCCTGCTGGCGATATGCAGCGTTCCAGCAACACGATCTGGATGCCTGTGGAGCAGGAGTCACCAACCCAGGAGGGCTGGGACTTAACCGGTAAATCAACTGGCCTGCTGGAGCTTAACGTTCCGGTAAGCCTGGGTGAGCCGGATAACGACTTCTTCCAGTTGCGTGCTGACGATCTGCGTGACGAAACAGCATATCGCCGCCGCATCAACGCAGCAGCCAAAAAGCTGGCAAGCAACTGCGAAGTTAAAGTTGCCAACCTGGCTGCTGAAATGGGCTCCCTGGTAGTAACCAGTGATGACCCGATCGGCACCGCTGCCGGTTCCGGCTGGGACTTCGTGGCTGATGCAGAAGAAATCATGTTCTCGCGTGAGCTTAACCGTGATTCCGGCCTGTCGTACTTCTTCAACCCGAAGGACTACAAGGCAGCCGGTCACGATCTGATTAACCGCGACATGTTCGGCCGCATCCCTGAGGACGCCTACAAAAACGGCACCATTCAGCGCCAGGTTGCTGGTTTCGACGACGTCCTGCGCTCGCCTAAACTGCCAGTACTCCCGGCCTCAACCGCTACCGGTCTGACCGTCAGCGGCGCACAGAAGTTCAAGCCTGTAGCGTGGGATCTGGATGCAGACGGAAACAAGCGTAACGTTGATAACCGTTTGGCTACGGTAACTCTCTCTGCTACCACTGGCCTGAAGCGCGGCGACAAAATCAGCTTCACCGGCGTTAAGTTCCTCGGTCAGATGGCTAAAAACCTGCTGGCTCAGGATGCGACGTTCTCTGTCGTGCGTGTTGTCGATGGCACTCATGTTGAGATCACGCCTAAGCCGATCGCCCTGGATGACACCTCCCTGTCGCCTGAGCAGCGCGCTTATGCCAACGTGAACACTTCACTGGCAAACAGCATGGCCGTGAACGTGCTCAACACCACCACCGCACGTACCAACGTGTTCTGGGCTGATGATGCGATCCGTATCGTAAGTCAGCCAATCCCGGCTAATCACGAGCTGTTCGCAGGCATGAAGACCAAGTCTTTCACCATCCCAGAGGTGGGGCTGAATGGCATCTTCGCGACGCAGGGCGACATCAACACCCTGTCTGGCCTGTGCCGTATCGCGGTCTGGTACGGCGTCAACGCAACTCGTCCAGAGTCAATCGGCGTCGGCTTGGCTGATCAGGCGTAACCACTAACCTTCAAGGGGCTTCGGCCCCTTTGTTCATTCTGGAGCAGAACATGACACAGATGGTGTATCGCCAAGGCGCTAATAAGGTCTGGAAAGGAGTTGCATACGACTTCGAGATTATCGAAGAAGATGAGTTGCAGGAATATCTCGATGCTGGCTGGTTTGCGCATCCTGATGATCTGGTTAAATCTCTTGCAGAGCCAGAGCCAGAGCCAGAGCCAGAGCCAGAGCCAGAAGTGAAACCGCGTAAAAAGCCGGGGCCGAAGCATAAGGCGGAAGATGATGCTGATAGCGACTAAAGGCGACATCGTTCGGGCGGCGCTGCGTAAGTTGGGCGTTGCTTCGGATGCCACACTCACCGATGTTGAGCCGCAGTCAACGCAGGACGGTGTCGATGACCTCGAAACGATGATGGCTGAGTGGTACCAGGACGGTAAGGGCATCATCACCGGATATGAATTCACCGATCCGGATAATCCGCCCGTCGAGGGTGACGACCACGGCATGCGCTCCAGTGCTGTCAGTGCTGTTGTGTTCAATCTGGCCTGCCGCATCGCACCGGATTACGCCATCGAGCCGACCGCCAAAGTCATCACCACCGCCCGTTATGGCAAAGAGCAACTCGTCAAAAACACGGCTATCAGTCGTGCTAAGCGCGCGCCTTATCCGAACAGGATGCCAATCGGCAGCGGCAACAGTTTCGCCACTCTGAATGGATGGCATTTCTTCCCGGGAGAACAAAAAGATGCCGATCCAGCAACTTCCTCTGATGAAGGGAACGGGTAAAGACTACCGCAACGCCGACTACATCGACTATCTGCCGGTGAATATGCTGGCGACGCCCAAAGAAGTGCTTAACGCATCGGGATATTTGCGCTCATTCCCCGGCGTAACGAAGCTATCAGACGTTGCTGGCACATCTCGCGGGGCAGAGTACAACACCTCTCAGAATGCCGTGTATCGCGTTATGGGAGGAAAGCTGTATCAGGGGGTAATTGAAGTTGGCGATGTACCAGGAATTCATAGAGTTCCTATGGCGCATGGAAGAACATCACAAGCAGTATGCGTAGACGGTAAAATTATTGAGTATCGATATGATGGCACTCAAAATATTATCGAGAACTGGCCGCCAACCAGTGGATTTGCGCAATATGAGCTTGGTTCAGCAAGGGATGTAACCAGGCTGCGTGGTAGATACGCATGGGCAAAGGATGGTACTGATTCATGGTTCATTTCTGACCTTCAGGATGAATCACATCCAGATCGCAACTCAGCAGAGTACCGGGCAGAATCACAGCCTGACGGAATAATCGGAATAGGAACATGGCGTGATTTTGTCGTGTGCTTCGGGGCAACAACTACAGAGTTCTTCTCTCTGACAGGTTCAAGCACTGCTGGTTCAGCGCTGTATGTTGCTAACCCGGCGTATATGGTGCCAAAAGGTATAGCTGGTACTTTCTGCAAATGCGTATTCATGGATGCATATGCCATAGTCAGCAATCCGGCTACGGGTGCACCGTCGGTATATATCATCGACTCTGGTCGAGCGACTCCAATTGCCACCGCCAGTGTTGAGAAGATAATCCGCAGCTACTCATCAACTGAGTTGGCAACAGCAGTAATGGAATCATTACGTTTCGACTCCCATGAGTTGCTGATGATCCACCTTCCGCGCCATGTTCTGGTCTACGACGGAGCTGCATCACAAAACGGGGCCCAGTGGTGCATTCTGAAAACCGGTTTTTACGACGATGTATACCGGGCTATCGACTTCATGTACGAAGGAAATACGATCACCTGCGGTGACAAACTGGAATCAGTGAAGGGAGCCCTTCAGTTTGATATCTCCAGCCAGTACGAAAAGCAGCAAGAACACCTTTTATTCACGCCACTATTCAAAGCTGATAACGCCCGAGTGTTCGATTTTGAAGTTGAGTCATCAACCGGCGTTGCTCAGTACGCTGACCGGTTATTCCTTTCAGCCACCACTGACGGTATCAACTATGGCCGCGAGCAGATGATTGAGCAGAACGCGCCATTCGTGTACGACAAGCGCGTCATCTGGAAGCGTGTCGGTCGCATCCGTAAAAACGTCGGCTTCAAAATCAGGGTTATCACCAAGTCACCTGTCACATTATCAGGCGCACAGATAAGGATTGAGTGATGGCTGATCCGTCTCTAAAGGAACCCGTTAATGTTACGGCAATTGGCATTAACGCATCATCTCTTCCTGCTGGGGTTAGCCGGGCCTACGAAACATACATTCTTTCTCAAGCTCAGGACTTCACCAAAGTCGCAGATAAAGCTAATGGTGCTGGTCAAGGTGCTTACGATGCTCAGGTTAAGAACGATGAGCAGGATGTTACTCTTGCCGATCACGAGGGAAGGATAACCGCCAACACCCTTGCTATTCAGTTACTCGATGTACGACTGACGACGGCTGAAGGTAAGATTGATGTACTGCGCAACGATGTCGATTTCCTGATTGATGAAGTCGTAGACATCCAGACTACGCTTGCTAATCATGAGACGCGAATCACTGCCAATGAGGCAGAGCTAGCGGACCACGAAACGCGCATTGATGCTCTGGAGTACGCCACTACACGCAAGAAATCAGAGGTTCTCTACACAGGGATATCGCAGGTTATCCCGACCACCGCTACCAACCTGATCACGATGCTCAAAGCGCTGACTCCATCATCAGGAGCATTGTTACCGTTCTTCAACACAACTACAGACAAGCTAACCGTTTTCAACGAGAACAAAACGCTGAATTTCAAGTTGTCGATGATTGGTAGTTACCCGGGCGGCACGACAAACCGGTCAATGCAGCTGACTTTCTCTGGAGCGGTTCCTGACACTCTGGTAGCAAGCCGTAACGCAGCCACGGCAACGGACAACATTCTCTTAGCAACGTTCTTCAGTGTCGATCAGGGTGGTTTCCTTGCCACTAATGGCAGCACCATCACCATTCAGGCCAATGGGGCTGCATTCACTGCCACAACTATCAAGATAATAGCGGAACAGTAATCATGCTCACAAAAATTGATGCTCTCACCGGGCAGGGATTAATGCGCCTGTGGGGGGTTGAATCGTGGGTTGATCCGGGGGCAGATTATTTCCTCTGGAATGGATGCTGTGTGTTTGCTCTGGTTCCACAGCATGGGTATTTCGATATTCATATCGCGATGGATAAGAGGCGATGGAGTGAGTGCCGTGATGCTGGCGCGGACATTCTGAAACTGTTCGGAATGAACCGGCTGCGCGCCGTCATTCTCACGGACCGACCGAAGGTGTGCAACTACGCCAGGCGAATGGGATTCGGTGGACGAACAACAGAAACATTAACAACTACCGACGGGCGCGAAATCGCCTTTTTTATTATGTGGCGCGAGCCGGGAGAATATCATGGGCGGTGCAATTAGTGGTATCGGCGGTGCTGTATCTGGTGTGATTGGCGGTATTGGAGCCAATAAAGCAGCCAAGCAGCAGCAGAAGTATCAGGACAGAGCCATGGACCAGGCGAGACAGGGATATGCAGATGCTGTCGAATGGATGACTCCTTATGAAAGTGCGGGTCGTACTGGCCTGGCCGGATTGCAGGCCATTGCCGGACAGCCGATAGACAGAAACAAACTCCTGTCTGATTATTTTAATTCCAGAGAGTATCAGATGCTGAATGATCAGGCTCGCTATAGCGGTCTGAATTCAGCAGAAGCTACAGGCGGACTTGGTTCAACAGCAACTGGTAATATGCTGGCGTCTATCGCCCCAACCCTCGGGCAAAACTATCTTGCTGATATGACAAACCAGCAACAGAACATGTATGCACAGCTGATGGGACTGTCAGGATTTGGGGCTGAGGCGGCAAACGCGCTCGGCAACTACGCCATTGGTCAGGGTAACAACATGGCTGGTATGTACCAGCAGAAAGGCCAGATCATGGCAGGAAAGGCCGCTCTTCCTTGGCAAGTGGCAGCCAGCGCAAACAGCAGCATTAATAACGGTGCAGCGTCTGATGTTAACCAGTTTACTGGCATGTTTGGCGGAATGATGGGTGGAGGGTTGTTCTGATGGCTCAATTTGGTGGATTGCAGGGGCTTGGCGCTCCTATCAACTATTACGACACCATGATCCCCGACTTCCGCAGAGAGGCTCTTCAGGAAACACAGAATCGAGTTGGACAGCAGCAAGTTATTTCCTCTCAAATGCATAACCAGCAGGCACAGAGAGACAATCAGCGACGCCAGGATTTCTATGCTGCAATTGAGAGCGCAACACCTGATCAGTTGCCAGCGCTGCGTCGGCAGTTTCCGGAGTTTGCACAGAACATTCAGCAGGAAATCGGCATCCAGAGTGCTGAGCACGCGTCATTTGTTCATGGTGCATTGAATGACCTTTCTGTTGCTGCCGCAAGTGGCAACCCTCAGGCAGTGCAGTCAGCTATCCAGAAAAACGGCCCTGCTCTATCAAGTCTCGGCGTTTCTCAGGAACAGGCCGCACAGTTGTATCAACAAGACCCGCAGCGTTTTAATAGCCTCCTCAATGCAACTCGACTGGCTACTCTGCCCATGGATAAGCAATTCGAGACTCAGCAGAATCAGCAGAGGATTGATGAGACTGTTCGTAGCAATAAAGCCGGTGAAAGCCTTCAGGCTCGCGGACAGAACATTACGATGCGTGGTCAAGATATGTCTGCAGCAACTGCGCGTCGTGGTCAGGATATGGCAAACCAACGAGCGAATGCCTCTGGTAGTGCAGGTGGCGACGATAGAACAGTTCAATTAGCAGATGGGCGCACTGTTAGTATCGTCGGAAAGCTTCATGGCTCTGGTCAGAACGCTTTCTATGAAGGCATAGACAATGCAGGTAATACTGTTCGAGTTCCAGCAAACTCAATTGCTGCTCCAGCCACTTCTGCCGCCTCCGCGCAGAATTACGCAATGAAGAAAGACCTTGATGCAATTCTAAACACCTCATCAGATAAATTAGGTTTTATGACCGGCTTAACTGGCGGTACAGGTTCTCCATCATGGGATGCTGAGGCCCGCAGCCGCCTGAGTGGTGGCGAGCAACGCCAGTTGTTTAATGCCACTAAACGCATCCAGGGGAAAATGCAGAACCAGGGCATTGCAGCTGCGCGTGATATGGGCGCATCCGGTATCAACACCGTTGCAGAAGCGAAGATGTATTTTCAGGGTATGCCGCAGGTTGATTACTCGAGCCCAGAAGCAATGCAGCAATCAATGCGCGACATCCAGCAATACACGGATAACTACAACCAGCAATATCAGGTTGATGTTGGTAATGGTGGCCAGCGTAATCAACAAAACTCTCAGCAACCTTCACAGCAACCCGCTGTAGGTAGCTTCACGTCTAAATCAGGCATTCAATTCACGGTGAAATGATGGAAGTTACAGCCAACGGTAAGACGTTCACGTTTCCAGACGGAACTAGCACTGAGGATATTGGGGCGGCTATTGATGAGTATTTTGCTGGTCAGCCAATGCAGCAAGCACAGCAAGAGCCATCTACACTGCCAGAATATCAGCCACAGCAACAAGGTGGCTTCATGTCTGACCTTGGCAATGCAGCAGCAGAGACTGGGCGTGGATTGCTACAGGCTGGTGTTAATCTGGCGAACATCCCGGCATCAATGGCTGATGCTGTCGCCAGCGCCGGGGCATGGGCCGGTCAGAAGCTTGGCATTGGTGACGGAACCTATCAGCCAGCACCTCGCGTCACGACCCAAGGACTTGAGCAGGACTTTGGATTACAACAAGGTGCGCTTACCCCTCAGACTACAGAAGGTAAAATCTTCTCTGAAGCACTGCCATATTTGACTCCTGTTGGAGCTGAAGGAATTGCAGCGCAAGCGCCATCTATTGCCGGTCGTGTTGCTCAGGGGGCATCTCGTTTGTTGGCAGAAAACGCAGTTGGTTCTCTGGCTGCAAATAGTGAACGTGATAATCCAGAAGCGCTGGCTACAGATCTTGGTACCGGTGTTGTATTGGGTGGCGCTATTAACCAGTTAGGTCGTGCTGCTGGCGCTGCTTATCGTGGCGTGCGCGGGACGATCGCACCAGAAGCGCAGCAGGCTATTCAGTTCGCTAACGCTGCTGACGTTCCTCTGCATACCACTGACGTTTTGCAGCCAAATTCCCGCGTCGGACGCATGGCTCAAACTACCGCTGAAAATATACCTTTCGCCGGTACAAGCTCAATGCGAGCTGGGCAACAGGAAGCTCGCAGTCAGTTGGTAGATGAGTTTGCATCACGCTTTGGTGAATATGATCCGTCGATTGTTGTTGGCAGCCTGAAAGCAAAAACATCAGGCATCAAACGTGCTGCTGGTAATCGACTGGAGAAAGTGCAAAACGCAATGGCAGGCGTAAACATCCAGCCTTCAAAGGCAATTCAGCAGATTGATACTGAAATAGCAAGTCTGCAAAAGCTTGGAAAGGTTGCGGATAACGATACGATTTCGAAGCTTCAGGCTTATCGTGATGAGCTTACCCGCAATGCCGGTGCAAGTGGTCCAATGACAATGGATTTGCAGCAGTTAAGCGGACTGAGAAGTCAGTTTAGACAGGATGTTAAAGGTGAGAGAACGGTATTACCAAACCGTTCTGATGCAGCGATTCAGCGCATTTACAACGCAATGACAGGTGATATCGACAGAGCCATCGGGCAGAATCTTGGCAATGACACTCTGCGTCGCTATAAACAAGCTAACGCCATCTACGCCGATGAAGCTAACAAACTACAAAATACCCGCCTCAAGAACGTGATCATGAAAGGGGATTTAACGCCTGAAGTGGTCAACAACATGCTTTTCAGTAAAAACAAGTCTGAGGTTCAGAATCTGTACCGGTCTGTTGGTCAAATAGGTCGCGCTCAGATGCGTAACGGCATTATCGGGAAGGCAATGGAGAAATCTGGAGGTTCTCCTGACCAGTTTCTGCGCCAGGTAAACATGATGTCCAACCAGACAGGAATTACCTTTAAAGGTCGAGATGCTGCATATCTGAAAGGTCTGAAAAACTATCTGGAATCAACCAAGCGGGCTGGGCAGGCTGGAGTAACAACGCCAACCGGACAGCAAACAATCCCATTTATTTTAGGTATCGGATCTGCAACTAACCCGGCACTCGTTGGAGTTGGTGGTGGGTATGGATTGCTGGCGAGAATGTATGAGAGCGAACCGGCGCGAAACGCAATGCTTCGCCTGGCTAACACTCCACGTGGTTCAACGGCATTTGAGAAGGCGTTATTCGATGTCGAGCGGGCTGTTAACTCATTTGCTCAGGGCTCGAAATCAGAGGCGTTAAGCGAATAGCAACTTGCCAACAACGATCCCGCAAAGCAATAAAGCAAAGTTCAACAAGTCTCTTTCCATAAATCCTCCTGTCTTTTAAACAACTATAACCTACCTTAACGCAACTCTGTGCAATTTTTATTTTGTGCAGCATTGATGCGCCAGGAGCAAAGTAAATGTCAGATATTACAGCAAATATCGTTGTAAGCATGCCATCTCAATTATTCACTTTAGCAAGATCATTTAAAGCTAACTTTAATGGCAAAATATACATTTCAAAAATAGATACGCCACCTGGCGAGATGACTGATCCCGATAACTATGTGCAGGTCTATCTGGAGAACGAGGATGGATCACACGTACCAGTGGCTCAGCCAATTATCATCAATGCTGGCGGATATCCTGTTTATAACGGACAGATTGCAAAGTTTGTTACCGTTGAGGGATATGCTATGTCTGTATATGACTCAGCGGGTGTTCAGCAATTCTACTTTCCAAACATACTGAAATACGACCCTGATCAGTTAAGGCAGGATTTGTCTTCACCAGGTGGCGCAGCTCTCATTGGTATTGGTAATAGTACAGTAGCAGAAAGGCTCAACAACTCTACGATTCAGGCAGTGCACAATCTCTATGGTTTCACACCAGACAGGAAAATAACTGTAAACGTGATATCAATGTTTGATGGATGGGCTGTTGATGCTACCGGGGATTATTTGCCATATGGCGGCGGTAATTTCGTTTTTGATCCTGGGTAATGACTCCAACTTATTGATAGTGTTTTATGTTCAGATAATGCCCGATGACTTTGTCATGCAGCTCCACCGATTTTGAGAACGACAGCGACTTCCGTCCCAGCCGTGCCAGGTG